CGCTCACAGGAGCGTATCAGATTTTGGACGATATATCTTCGGGCTTTAATGGATCTACGGCTACGTTCAACTTAACTACAAGTGGAACAGCTGTGTCTCCAGAAACAGAAGCATCCGTAATTATATCTGTCTCAGGTGTTGTACAGCAACCGATAAGTGCGTTTACAATATCGGGTAGTCAGATTACGTTCACAGGAAATCCTGCAAGTTCGGATACTTTCTTTGGTATTGTCCTTGGTAATACTTTTGACATCGGAAAACCAACTGATGCAACAGTAGGTGCAGCAAGTTTATCTACAGATTTTTTTGTAAAGAATGCTCAGACCTTGACATCATTGTCAATGGCGGGCTCAACAAACGGAGCGTTGGTTGGACCAATAACTATTAGTGGTACGATCACGATTCCATCAGGGAGTACATTTGTAATTTTATAATGAGTAAATTAGAGACAAACACTATTGATAATATATCTGGAAGCAGTACGCTTACTGTAGGAGATAGTAATACTTCAACTATTTCTATTCCAAAAAATATTACGTTAGGTGCAAGCGGAACAACTATTACTGTACCATCTGGAGCAACGATTACCAACAACGGAACTCAAACAGGGTTTGGTGGAACTAATACTCCAATGTTTTTTTTAAATAAAACTGACACACAATCTATTTCAAATAATACAACTACAAAAGTAACATTTAATTCAGAACTTATTGACACTGATAGTGCAGTTTCTTCATCAACTTTTACTGTACCATCTGGAGAAGCTGGAAAATATTTTTTTGTTTTTACAGTAACTGCTGATTCTACAACTGATACAGATTATCTAACTCCTTATCTTTATCATCAAGGTGGTATTTATGCTAGAAATATAATGAGGTCTCCTGGCACTGGAAGTCTTACAGGAATAGTAAGTGGTATTATAGATTTATCTGTTGGAGAAACTGTTGAAGCATATGTTAGACAAAATACAGGTGGTTCAATAAACATTAGTGGAGAATCAGCAGAAAAAAGAACAACATTTACAGGATATAAATTAATAAGTTAAAAATAAATTATGGCAAACGGAACATTAAAAGTATCGAATATACAAACGAGCAGTGGATCAGGAACTATTACTATTGGTCAATCTGGAGAGACTGTTAATATTCCTTCAGGCACTACAGTTTCTGGTGCAGGTGCAAATACTCCATCTTTTTTTGCAAGTAATTCAGGAGCAAATCAAGACATATCGGATGCTACAGCTACAAAAGTAACTTTAGGAAATGAAGTTTACGATACAGCTAGTGCTTTTGCTGACAGTAGATTTACGGTTCCTAGTGGAGAAGCGGGAAAGTACTGTTTTGTTTTTTCAGCAGATTGTCATTCACTTGCAGTTGATAATTTAAATATTGCTACTTTATTAATTTATAAAAATGGTTCTACTGTTGGTGAAATAGCAGCAGATTTTAGAGATCATCCTGTAAGAAGATTTGCAGTAACAGGTTCAATAATTTTAGATTTGTCTGCAAGTGATTATATAGAATTGTATGCAAACATTGATGACACAAGCGGTAGTCCAAGACTTGTAGGCGATAGTGGCTTTACAACTTATCTTGGCGGATATAAAATAATAGGAGCATAATGACAAGTATATTAAAAGTAGACACAATACAAGACACAGACGGTAATAACATTATCAACGAAAGTGGTAACACTATTACTATCGGTGCATCTGGTGACACAACAAATATTATAGGAACTTTACAGAATGACGGCGCTGCTGTTGGTGGAACTAATGAATGTAGATGGTTTGCGTCAGTTACAAACGACCAAACAATAAGTCACAACAGTCTTACAAAAGTTGCTTTTGCAAATGAAGTTATAGATTCGGATTCAGCATATGATCCTAGTACAAATTATCGTTTTACAGTGCCTTCAGGAAAAGGAGGAACTTATAAAGTAGAATTTGGTTTTTGGTTAGCTGACAGCGCAAGTAATCTACAACAAGTTGAAGGGTATATATATAAAAATGGCGTAGAATTATTTAAACTTAGATCACAACACAATTCTGATGGAGAGTATGCTGGATATGTAAATCTGAGCAGTATAGCTGTTTTATCTGCTTCAGATTATTTAGAGGTATATGTTTATATACAAGAATCCTCTTCTGGTTCAAGTGAAATATCTGGAAGTGGAAATAACGCAAAATTTAGAAATTTTTTTAGTGGGTACAAATTAATAACATAGGATAAATTATGGCATTAACTAGACTAGGACCAAATCAATCAGTAAACTTAGCAAGCAATGTTACAGGAACATTGCCAACGGCTAATGGTGGTACAGGTGCAACTAGCTTTACAGCAGGTAAGGTTTTACAAGTTGTTAGTGCAGCAGATAGTACAGAAAGAAGTACATCATCAGCTACTTTTTCTGATATTATTTCAGCATCAATCACTCCATCTTCAACATCAAATAAAGTTTTAGTTATTTATGGTGTTGCTGGAATAAGAAGAGGAAGTAGTAGTGGGTATATGAGTGCAAGAGTAACAGATGGTGCTTCTTTTACTCAATATGTTGGTCATGCAATGTTATATACTGCTACAACCAGTTCATTAAGAATAGGATCTGCAAATGGAAGTTTTCTTCATGACGCAAATACAACTTCAGCAAAAACTTATACAGTTCAGTTTAATAGTTCTGGAGATAGTGGTACTGTAATTGTTGGAGATAATGGAAATTCTAAATCTACAATAACATTAATGGAGATAGCTGGATGATAATAGATGCAATATTAAAAATAAATCCTAGTGCAAAAGTTACAGTTGTTGGAAGTGATATAGATACTTGTGAAATACATTGGTTAGAAGGAACAACACCTATTCCTAAAGCTGACATAGAAGCTAAGATGGCAGAGTTACCTACTGCTGAAGAAGAAGCTACTCAAACAGAAACAGATAAATCTTCAGGTAAACAGAAACTCAAAGATCTAGGATTAACCGACGCTGAGATAAAAGCACTGACAGGAGCATAATAAATGCTCGGTCTTAGTTCTATATCCGAGCTACCAATATCAAGTAGCATATTTGATCCTAACGTTTCAATTAACGTAACAGGTAATCCGTTAACATTATCTATTGGTGCAGCAACAACACTAGCAGGTGCCCTTGTTAATGTAACAGGAAATCCTTTAACAGCGGCTACAGGAAGTGTAGTAATTAACGCTGCAGCTAATGTAACTGTTGCAGGAAGTGGACTAACTTTAGCTGCAGGAAGTGTAGTAATTAATGCAGCAGCTAATGCAACAGTGTCTGGAAACCAATTGACGTTAAACACAGGAAGTGTTACATTGATCGGTAAAGCAAATGTAACGCCTGATGCAACACCTTTGACTATAACTGTTAAGGATGCAACGGCAATAACATGGAGTGAAATAGATCCAAATACTAATAGTGTTTGGGTAGAAATAGACCCGATTTAATATGGCATCAACATTTTCAACAAATTCAAAATTAGAAATTATCACAACTGGTGAAAAAGCCGGTCTTTGGGGTAATATAACAAACACTAATTTACAGATATTGGAGCAACTTGCTACAGGTTATTTATCTTTAGATGTAGCCGCTGCCGATGTAACACTAGCCTTGGACAACGGAGCAACATCCAATGGTAAAAATATATACTATAAATTAACAGGGACATTAGCTGCTAATAGAACTGTGACGATGCCTAGCGGTGCTGAAAGATATTTTATAATAGAAGATGCAACTACTAGAACTACAAGCAATTTTACATTAACTGTAAAAACAGCTTCGTCTTCTAATCCTGTAACAATTGCACCAGGGTCTATCGTAAGTTTAATATCTGATGGAACAGATACAACAGAGTCTATTTTACAAAAAGGATATTATACAGTTAACTCTTCATCTGTAACCACATACACTGCTGTAAAAAATGATCAAATAATCGGAATAACAAATACTAACCCTATAACAATTACACTACCAGCTTCTGCTGCGACAGGAGACGAAGTAACTATTATAGATGGTGGTAACTTTTTTGCATCTAACAATCTTACAGTAAATAGAAATAGTCACAAAATAAATGCGGGAACTTCTAATTTAGTTTTAAATGTTAACGGTCAATCAGTAACACTTCTTTATGTTAACGTAACCGTTGGCTGGGTATTAAAGTCAACTAACCAGTAGGAGCGTTTGATATGGCTCTTATAGACTATAGTTTCAAACCTGGAATAGATAAACAGGATACAACATCTGGCGCAGAACAGCGTTGGGTAGATTCTGATAATGTTAGATTTAGGTATGGTCTACCAGAAAAAGTTGGTGGTTGGTCTTCTTTAGTATCAGATACAATAGTAGGTGTAGTTAGAAAACAACACTCTTTTGTTGATCTAGATGGTAATAGATACGTTGCATTAGGAACAGATAAATTTTTACTTGTATATTTTGAAGGACAGCTTCATGATGTTACACCTTTAAAAGCTACATTAACTTCAGCAACAATTGCAACCGTGAATGCTTCACCTACTTGTACAATAACAAAAGCCTCACATGGTTTAGCGGCTGGAGATATAATTTTATTAGACTCGGTAACTTTACCTGGAGGAACGGGTTTTTCTGCATCTGATTTTGAAGATAAAGTTTTTCAAGTAATTACAGCTCCAACATTAAATACTTTTACTATAACACAATCATCAAACGCTACAGGCACAGTATCTACTGGAGGTAGTCTAAGTATAAAACCTTATGAACCAGTTGGTCCTGCAGCACAATCTTATGGATATGGTTTTGGTATTGGTAACTTTGGAGGAACAGTATCTGGGGTTGCAACGACAACTTTAAATGGTGCACTTAATGCAGACACTGCTGGTACAGGAGGATCTGGTACAGCCATAACTTTAACATCAGTTACAGGTTTTCCAACAGGCGGTGGAACCATAGCTGTGGGCAATGAGTTAATAACTTATACGGGAATAAGTTCTAATGATTTAACAGGTATTACCAGAGGTACAAACGGCACAGCAACAGCTGGTACATCAAACGGACAAGCACATAGTGATGGTGCAACAGTTACAAATGCCACAAACTTTTCTGGATTTGGTAGTGCAGTAAATGCATCAACAGTAGTGCTAGAACCAGGTCTTTGGAGTTTAGATAACTTTGGACAGGTGTTAATTGCAACTGTTGCAAATGGTAAAACATTTACATGGAACGCTGGAGCTGCAACACCACTAACTACAAGAGCATCAACCACAACGTCTGGTTTTGCAACAGGCAGTAATCCAACTGCATCAAGAGTTACATTAATATCACCAACAACTAGACACTTAATTCATCTTGGAACAGAGACAACAATTGGTGATACAACCACACAAGATGATATGTTTATAAGATTTTCGGATCAAGAGGATATTAATACTTACGCTCCGTCTGCAACAAATTCAGCAGGAACATTGAGAATTCAAGATGGTACAAAAATAGTTGGAGCCATAAAAGCAAAAGAAGTTATTTTAATATTTACAGATAATGCTTTGTATACCATGAAATTTATAGGAGCTCCCTTTACATTCCAATTAGATCAAGTTGGAACAAACTGTGGTTTGATAGGTAAGAATGCAGTTGTTGAAATAGATGGGGCCGCATTCTGGTTAAGTCAAAAAGGTTTCTTTTTATTTGATGGTACCGTTAAATCTATACCGTGCACTGTGGAAGATTTTGTTTTTGATAATTTTGATACTACGAAAGGTCAACAAGTTGCTGCAGGGTTGAATAATTTATTTACAGAGATAACTTGGTATTATCCATCTTCAGGTTCAACTTTTAATGACAAATATGTTGTATTTAATTATGGAGAGTCTACTGGTGTTCCAGGCGGTGTTTGGTACACAGGCACAGAAGCAAGAACTAGTTGGATGGATGCAACTATATATCCAACACCATATGCTACAAAATATAGTAGCACTGCCGATGGGACTTTTCCTG